AAGTTCGTCTGGATCAGCCGTGGAGAACAGCGCGACGGCTGTATTCGGGTCAGCCTTTGTAGCTTTATACATCATTGCGGTGTTAGCCGCCCTTGAAACCTTCATCCCGTAGCGGTTTATTAGATTTGCGGCCATATCGACAGCGGCATCAGCCTCACTATCAGGAACAGATTTCCGGATAACCTCCTCAAGACTAAGCTTCTTCTTAAGAGACTTAGACAGAATCTCCTTGGCTCTGCTTTCTGAGATTTCCATACGTTCCTCTGTTACTGTGCCCAGTATCGCCAGTCATCACCACTTGACTTTGTGGGACCAGTACTTGGCACTGAGCTTTGTTGTTGGCTTTCCTTGGGCGTTGTGCCTTGCATAGTACGATTTTTTCCGCGCTTTGTCCTTCGCTGTCTTCGGGCTCTTCCCTGCACCTTTCACCCCCTGCTGACCAAAGCGGATCAGCTTATGCTTGTCCCCCTCTTTTGCCATAACAACGTGGGACTTTGTTTTGTGGCCCGGGGTCCTCTTTGGCTTGTTAACGCCGCTGAGGCCCAGTTCCTTCATTTTGCTTTTAACTCTTTCTGGAGTAGCCACAATAGCCCCTACGACAAGAAGAATGTCACAGATTCACAAGCTGTGAGGTCGAGGTAAACATCGGTCGTAAACAAAATTCCATTGTCAGGGATGTTCACCGCAACCACATCTGACGTTGTAAACGCCATCGAGAGACGGGTTTCTCCACCAGAGCCACCATCCTTGACGACTATAGCGGGACTACCCGAACTCGATGTAGTAGCAACGATCTGACGCACACGAGCTCTGTCACCGTATATCTCTCCGTCACTTGTTCGAGTGACTGCAAAAACATCAGACATCGCCATGATTTACTCCTTATGAGTCAGCGAATGGAGTAACAACAGTACCTGAGCCGATCAGCGAACCTGATACCAAGTACTCTGCTGTGCCAATAGCTGTGATCTCTAATGTAGAGCCTTTGTCGCCGCCCGTTGTTGTTCCGTTCATAGAGATGACATCGTTTGAAGATACATCTGAAGCAAAGGCTTTTGACGTTGTTCCGGTAACAAAAAGGTTACCTGAGAACTTATCTGTTCCATCTGTTTTGATGTCTAGATCAGTTGAGTCAGTGCCGATAAAGAACTTGTATGTTGCGCCGATCTCTGACGACTTAATTGATGGCAGTGTTACTGCGCCATCAGCGTCATTGATTTCGATCACCTTGCCTGCATGTGCGGCTACAGTGAGTGTTGTTTCTGCTGAGATGCTAACAACGCTGTTAGCGCCTGCATTGAACATCCCTGATTGGGATACGATTGGACCTGAAAAGGTTGAACGAGCCATGATAAATCTCCTGTCTTGGCTAGTGTCAAAAGGTTCAAATGAACTTTTTGTCAGGATGAAAAAAGGGAGGCCGAAGCCTCCCCTTTATTGTATCAGGAAAAGATCCCTGATTAAGACGCACCCGGTGTACCGAATACACCCAGTGGGTCTGACACGCCGAACGAGTAACGCTCACGCGCCTTGTAGCGCACGTTACCTGTGTCGAAGTCACCATCCATAGATGTCTGCATTGGAGTCCGCACGAAGTGCTTCATTCCATTTGGAACATCCGTCATGATGAAGAACGCATCTGGGTCAGTCAGATAGTGGTTGACCCGATAACCCTCTGGGATTGAGCCATTTGACTTGAGGGCGTTCAAGTCATTATCTGCTGTACCTACACGCAGATCTGTTTCGAGCAAGCGAGTTGCAACGAACATCAAGGCGGGTGGGACAATCAGCTTACGAGGACGGGCCGCGATCAGAAGATCACGCTCATCTGTGAAAGCCGCGATGTCAATTACTGCCTGCTCAAGAGAAGTCTCGTTGAGGTCAGAGTCAGTAGATAGACGGTTACGGTTTGTTCCGCCGCCCACTGTTGGGTGAGCAGTTGAGAACAGCGTTACGCCGTCACCTGAGTTGAAGGTTGTGAAACCATTGTTAAGCAGAGCCGCCGCTTTTGTTTGCTTCGTGTAAGCCATTGCGCGAGCAAGTGCCTTCGTGTAACGAGCAGACAGTGCGTCATACAGGTTATCCTCCATCGCTTCTTCAGTGACAGAGAAACCCATCGCGACTGTTTCGTGGTTGTAGCGAGCAGTGAAAGCTTCTTGTGCGCTATCGTATGAGATAGCCGCGCCTTCATTCTTCACTGGTGCCGCCGCAAAGCCAGACAGCTTAACTTCTTCCTCGAAGGAACGCTCCGAGTTTTCAGTTTCGTAAATCTCAGCGTGTTCGTTTTCGTACTTATCGTACTCCAAACCGAACAGCGCATTGAGCCCCGGTAATAGCTCTTTAAGAAGCTGTGAACGTGAAATAGCCATTGTTTAGCTCCTTATGCTAGGCCGAGTGAGTTTTGATACGAGTGAACACCCACGTTGAACTTAACGTAAAACTCAGGGTAGTCATCGCTTTCTGTACCCGGTACGACCTCAACGATACGCATGGCAAGTGTTGACGTTGCCGCCAAGTTCCCGCCATTTGAACCAACATCGAGTGTAACTCCCGCAAGACCTGTAGATGTAGATCCTGAAGTTGTGTAGTCCAATGCCGCGTTCATACCAACTGCTCCTGCAAAGCCTGAGCCGTCAGTTCCGCTATTGAATGTACCAAGCGCCGCGTTGCCCTTGATCTTGAAGATTGTATCGGGGTCATCATGAACCCGAACGAATACTTCAGATGCACCGGCAGTAACCTGTCCGGCAGGCAAGAAGTTCTTGAATGTTAACTGCTCGCTGTTCGCGTCAATGAAGCGAGCACCGACACAAACGCCCATGATGCCCGCTGTTGCGTCAGCCGCAGTGGCAGGAATCTTGATCGCTGTAGGTGTTGCGGATACCGCACTAGGAAGACCCGCAGTAGAAAGCTGAACGAGGTCGCCATTGAAAATAGCCGCCGCGTTATTAGCCTTTACCGGATATTCCCGGAACGATCCCACAAAGTTCTGAAACCCAAGCTTTTGTGCAGGGATCAGACCATATGGGGTGCTAGATGAAGACATCTCTTTCTCCTAATATGTCTTTTGCGGCACCCCTACTATTAGGAGTTGCCGCCACCAAATGATACTTTTGTTGATCGCTCTGGTCTCAGCATAGGCATACGCGGATCATTCTCTCGCATATAGTTGTTGTCTACTGATTCCATCTGTCGATCATTCATTTCTTGAATGTATTCTTTGCGAGCCTCAACATTTTCTTTGCTGTTTTTACACAGTAAGAGGCCACCAACTTCTACATTCCCTTCAAAGCGTGAGTCGTGGTCAGACATAATTTTAAGCTCTGGGTGTTCGCTAGCGGGAACTGGTTCCCAACCTTCACGAAATTTTGCAGAGACATTAGTGTTGTCTGCCTGTCCCAACATCGATGTCCTTACCCAACGAAACGAATATCCGTCTTGTGCGTCAGGTGTGGGGATTCTTGATGAGGGTGCCCACGTTTTTTTGCGCTCAGTTTTTTCACGGGTTGAGGATTCCCTTGGGGTACGGTTACTCACGGTCTCATCTCCTTGAGCATCTGCGCCGCATACTGTTCGTTTGTTAAGCCCAGACGCTTGGCGAGAGCGATCTGCGAACCAGTTAATTTAATTTTGCGAGGTGCTTTTGACGAACGAATCGCCGGAGCTACCACGGAGGCTCCTTGTTTTGCCTGACCGACTCCGCGATCAGGGAAAGCATTTTTAACTGCTTCATCTATTCTATCGTAATATTCAGGGCTTCTTGGGTCTATTCCACTCTCTACGAGCTCCTCATGCACACCGAATGCATAGCCGGTCATTGCTTTGTCTTTGCCGAACCATGGATTACGACTCGCCCAGTCCTGAGCTTCTTGATCAGGCTCTGGTGGGGGCTGAATAGTTTCTCTTGCATTTTGCTCAATAGACTGAGCAACTTGTTCAGTCTTAAACTCTTCAGTACTAGCCTGTGGGCGAGGACGATATCTCTCTAACCGAGACTTTTCTGATGAGTACTTAGAGATAGCCTCCTGTGCCTCAACAATCTTATCCGCGTCGCCAATCTCATAGGCTTGCTTATAATCTTGTTTGGCTTTGTCAAGCTGAGACTCAACCCGAGTCTTCGCCTGCTGAACAAGAACAGACTCTCCCTTCTTCAGGTTTTCCTGTAGCTTTTTATTTTCTTCATGCAATTTCTTTGCGTAAGCAACAGCCTCATCGCGAATGCGCTCAGACTCCTCCTTACGGCGGCGCTCCTCATGATACTCAAACCGAAGTTTTTTAATCCGGCTTTGTACATTGTCGGAGTAATTTGAGATCTCATCATCATCTGGGATCTCTGGTTCTGCGCCGTCTGCTCTACGAGGCCTGCCTCGATCCTGCTCAGGCGTATCATCTACGACTTCGATTTCGACCCCATTAGAATCTTCGCTTTCAGACAAAATATCTTCGCTGTTTATCTGTTCGTTCATACTCGCTCAATGCCTCTTGGATCTTCAACGATTGCTTCGACCGTATCATCATTGATGAGACGGAACTCTTTTCCATGAATTTTGAAGCGAGTTCCTGAGTAAGATCTGAAGATCACCCAGTCACCCTCCTTACAGTAAGGTCCTGTTGGAAACTTATCTTGATCACAATAAGCATCTTCGCCCATCTCAATGACGAGTCCGAAGATTGATGCTGTTGATTCTTTCTGACGGGTGTCCCCCGCTATTATTATTCCGCCCTCTGTCTTCTCTTCCATCTCTGGACAAGCGACGAGGATCTTATATCCCTGAGGAATTGGAAGAATTTTCTCCAACTCTTCGGTCATCTCAAAGTCTTTTACTTGCATTATGTCACCTTTGCTTACGATTGAGGCCCGCAGTGCCTAGCGCATTTCAGCGTATAATTGAATTATATCAGGTCAATTGTTCAGTTTTTCGACCTTTTCTCTGAGCTCAATAATTTCTCGCTCGATTAAGGCGAATCCCTGAATTTGCCCACAGCAGAAACGATAGTCCTCCATGTTTTCACAGGAACCTGTTGATATGTGATCAGCGATTTGATTCATGTAATCGCGCAAACGATTGTTGATATACTCAAGCTCGTCCATACTTCCTCTCAAAAAAGTGCAATTGAACTTTATTGTTGATCTGACATTGCCTTCGCAATCTCAATACCGATCTTCGCGCTCTCTATTTGATCCGCTCGTTCGGCCTTATCTTGTTCCGAAGCTATCTTTACGCCTAGCCTCGCGCCTTCCTGTCTTTCTTGGGAGTCGATGCGTTCTTGTTCTAGCATGGTCTTTTCTTGTCGGGCCTGCATCTCAGCCTGTAGCTTCGCCATGTCCATTTGTTTCTTATGCTCGAACTCAGCTTCCTTGAGAGCAATCTCCTTCTGCTGAATTACTGTAAGTGGATTCTGTTGTTCAGCCTGCGCCTGCTGTTGAGCCGCTTCGGTTTGGTTCTTCTGTAGCAACATGCCTGCGGCCTTTGCTACCAAAGGTGACAGTTCACGCTCCACATCTTCTGGCATTGGCTCGCCTTCCTTCGGCAGAGGAACGCCAAGTTCTTTTTCGACCTCTTTGCGATACTGCATCGCAACGTGCTCAGTGATGTGCTCCTGAACAGTCGCCTGAATAACTGAGGCGAATGGTGACTAACCAATCATTTCACGTATCTTTGGATCTTGAAGCATAGACATGTGGGCAGTGATATGTGCCTCATGATCCTGATAGGCAAAAGCTTTTACGGCTTTACGCTGAAGCATATTGGAGTTTTCTGTGATTGGGTCAGCAGGCTCGACCTCATCATCGAGAACAATAATCTTTTCCGCCTCTTCGATGTTTAGTACGTTCAGCATCTTACGGTGCAGTAGACCCATGTCATATAGCTCTGGAGACTGCTGTGCTAACTGGAGCGCGGCTTGGTACTGCATAACTTTTTGGGACATTGTTGCCGCATTTGGGTCAGAAACGGGAATAACATCCACCCTTCCGTCAAAATCTTCTGTGCGGTTGAAGTCTCCATCTAACTCGTACTCATAGGTATCGGGCATGAAGTCTTTAATAATTCGTGCCAGTATCCGAAGCTCTTTACGCATACTCGCATGGAGTCGCGCCTGAACACCGGACATGACCTTCATGCTTCTCTCGAGCAGTGCGAGTGTCGTTCCGACTGGGGCGTTGTTAGATAGCTGAGAGATGTCGGAATCAGCGACAGAGCCAATCCTGCGGCCTTCCTCTACCATATTGCCAAGCAGTTGATACAGAACCGTTGACGGCTCCTTGTATGGTAGCGGGAAGATGTTATCTCGAATTGTTCCGCCGGGGATATCTACGTCCCTGAACTCACCGGGCTGTAGTGGTGAGTCATCACCTTTAATTCTTAGTCCTCTCGCCTTGAGCCCCGCCGGTAGATTCGACAGAGTTCCTGCGTCAACCAATTGACGAAGGATCGAAGTCGCTGATTTAGTGAGCCCGCCCATGATGTGTATGAGCCCGGTACCATAGAAGCCCATTCCCGGCAAATAGCGATAATGTACAAAGTGCATTCGCTTACTCTTGTCCGGATCATCTTCATAATAGTTTTTGCGTATAGACAAGATTGTTCGAGAAGACTTCTCGATTGTGACCACATATGGTCTAGCAATTCCATTTTCATCACTGAAAGGCTCCGGCAGATCAAGATCAACATGCATTTCAAGTATGGTGAAACGATCATCATCCTCGTAGGAAACAGAAGACGAGCCATCAATTTCATCATACTTCTCTTCGATATCAGACTGCTCGTAAGCAGGATCACTCAGGTCAACGTCTCTGTAGAAGCCTGAGACCATCATCTTCAGGACTTCATTCGGGCTCTTCTTCATGACATGCGTGTAGCGCTCGCACATAGCGAGATCACTGGCACCGTACTGAACAACAAAGTCTTCAGCAGGAACAAACATCGCACAAGGGCGATTCATAAGGGGATCGTAATAGATCTTCTTAAACGCAGATCCCGCAAGCGGTAGCTTGAACAGGAGTTGCTCTAACTCATCACGGTATTCGGTCATCTTCTCCGTGATGAGATAATTCATTTCATTTTCGACGCGAGACGCTTGGCGTTCCTTGTCCTTATCAACCTTTCCGACAATCTGTGTGCGGACAGGTCCTGACGCAGGATAAACTTCTGTGATTGCTTGAGCTTGGAAGCGGATGACAGCTTCTGCTAGTACTGGGTGGAATACACCACATGCCCCGGGCCATGGCTGATCACGCTCTTCGATTTTTAATCCGAGAAGATCCAACCCTTTGACATATGCCTGAGCCCACTCCTTGCGAGATTCACGATCACTCATGAATGACTCGACAAGATTATCAGCAAGCTCTTCCAGCTCCGCTTCTGGGATAAATTCTGCAAGGTTTGATTCGTGATCTGGACCGATCAGCATTTCCTGCATGCCCTCATCAAGGACAATGGTCATACTGCCGTCTTCTTCATTGATGCTCACCGCATCCGGATTGATAATCTCAAGATCGATTTCGGATTCTTCTTCCGGCGCCTCAATCTGTACGATGTTTGTGGGTGTCAAAGGTTTTTCAATTGCCATCAATAATACTCAATCTTGCGGTGATTATAGACTGGCTCATCCCAGTCATCCATTTCAGAGCGAATCCATCCACCCTGCCGGAACCTTAGTAAGGCCTGAGTCATGGAGTCAACCAAGTCATCGTGATC